AGGGAAGTTTTCAACCTATATGGAAGGCCCATCGGGGATAGTTATACTGGAGATTGCATAAATAGTAGTGTTGGGGTTTGGGGTGTATATGAACAAGTCACATACACCAGATATCAAGGCCCAGACTATAATCGTAAATACATCTATCTGTATTTTGACAATTATGCACTCACCGGATGGCAAGATTGAAAAAGAAAAATTTTTAGAAAATTAAAAGATTTTTCTTTACCTAAAACCGTATGGGCAATAATATATACGGCGTTCGCAGTACAAAAACAAAGTTAGAATAGAAGCAAAAAGGTAAAAGTGGTATCTTATTATTTTTGACTATGGCCGCCCATTGTAGCTTCTATTTTAATAGGCGAACTACAATGGGCGGCGTTTTTATTGGAAAAGGTATATAGGATGACAAAACAAAAACCCTACCAGACAAAAGACTACAAAAAGCATCCCCCTGTTATTAACATAACCAAAACAACTATGGATATTTTGAAGGAGAGAGAAAAAAGTGGGGAATTAATGGGATTATATATATGGTATTGTTATGTAACTATTTGGCAGAATACCACGACCATTTGGGCTGGAGTAAAATATATGAGTGCCTTGACCAAATGGTCTATGGAAAAGATACGACAATTGAGGAAAATTTTGTTAGATATTGGTTTGATTGAAGATGTACAAAATCGAGAGGAAGGCGGAAATTTTGGCAGACGATATGTACGTGTGCATTACATATCCGCACTCTCAACCACCGTCGTACCGAAAACCCGTAGTACGGCAAACCGTAGTGCTAAGTACTTAGTAAGAGATAAGAAGTGCTTAGGAATAAATAACTATCGTCAGCCACAAAAAGTGGCTGGTATAAATAATAAAAATTCTTTGGTAGGAAAAGACAACTCATTCATTACCCGCCATGCTGAGAAATTACAAAGATTACTTAATATCCGTAGTAGATACCACCCTGTTACAATAGCCACCTGGTCCAAACAAATATCTTATTTACTTCATCATGATAATATATCACCCAAACGATATGCCCGTGTAATTCGATGGTACTTGAAAAACAAAGATACCTATGACTATTGTCCCCAAATTCGTAAGGCCACCGATTTGGTGGACAAATTCTTAACCATAGAACAAATGATGAAAAAACAAACCAAAGTCAAGCATAAAGAAGACAACATACATTACCATGATGATCCAGACCCACGTAAGGCAGGATATTTTGATGATAGTTTGGGGGATGACTAATCGTGAAGATACAGCACCAAACATTTGATGAGGAGCGGGTGGTGTTGATAGGCATGATAGTAGATAAAACTGTTTTGGGTAGAATATCAACCAAATGGCAGCCACCCATGTTTTTATCACCACATGCTAACAAGGTGGGTCAATGGTGTATAGATTATTTTCATCAATATGAAAAAGCCCCAGGCCGACACATTCAATCCCTATATGAAAGTTGGGCTGTTGATAGTCGAAACAAAGACAGTACAGAAATAATAGGTTCATTTCTTGACAGTCTAAACAAACAATATAAAAGGCTGTCCCAAGATAGCAATAGTCAATATGTAGTGGATTTGGCTGCCAAGCATTTTAATCGGGTGAAGTTGAATCAACTGACAGATGCTATAAGTGGGGATTTAATTCAAGGTAAGACAGACAAAGCTGTAAGCAGAGCTTTGAATTACCATAAGGTGGAAATGGGTGTGGGTGAGGGGATTAAGGTTTTTCAAGATAAGGATGTTATATGTGAGGCGTTTGAAGAGAGTCATGAACCATTGATAAAGTACACAGATGGATTGGGTAAGTTTTTTGGGGATACATTAGAGCGGGATGGATTCATAGCATTTCAAGGCCCAGAAAAACGCGGCAAATCTTTTTGGTTGTTAGATGTGGCATTTCGAGCGGTGATTCAAAAACGCCGTGTAGCCTTTTTTGAGTGTGGGGATTTAAGCCGCAATCAAATAATGAGACGATTTATGGTACGAGTATCACGCCAACCGCTATATCCTTGCGATGTACGTTACCCATTGTCTATCAAACACAAACCCAAACGACCACCAATTATCCGTACAAAACATAAACATTACAAAAAGGGATTGACTTGGCGGGCATCCTATAAAGCGTGTAGGATGATTACCAAACACCGCAAACTCAAGGATGCTTTACGATTATCCGTTCATTTTAATGATACTTTGAATGTTGAAGGTATTAGGGGGATGTTGGAGGAGTGGGAGAGGGATGGGTGGATACCGGATGTGATTGTGATAGATTATGCCGATATTCTCAATATGGACCATACGGGTTTGGAGGGGCGGGATAGGATAGATTACACGTGGAAACAATTGAGACGGTTGAGCCAGGAAAGACACTGCCTTGTGGTAACAGCCACCCAAACAGCTGCACGTGGATATGATGTATTGACACAAAGCCAAAAACATTTTAGTGAAGACAAGCGTAAAAATGCCCACGTGACTGGGATGGTGGGATTGAATCAGACGGTGAAGGAGAAAGAAAAGGGTATTATGAGGCTCAATTGGATTGAGTTGCGTGAAGGGTGGTATAGCGAACGGCAATGTTGTTATGTAGCCACTTGTTTTGAGTTAGCTAATATGGCTGTGAAAAGTTGTTTCTAAAATGAGATGAACAATAATATAGTGAAGAAAGGTGATTAAGTGCTATTAGATTACCCTATAAAACCGTCGAATCTATTGCTACCGCAAGCTACAGCCTGCGAAGTACTTGCGGGAGGTATAAAACCCCGTACTTTTAATAATCGCCTGTCTAATCGTCGCACGGTAGTAGATTCACAAATAGAATTGATGAAAGGAGATTGAAAATGAGAACGTGGGAAGATTTTGTTGAAGATATGATAAGTCAAGGCCGGTCATTGAGACAAATATATGCAGTTTGTTTGGGTACGCATTGGTGGGATAATTGTCAGGAGATAATGGATAGGGCCAGACAGTTGAGAAAATTTTTCAAAAAACCGAAAAAATAATCATTGAATTACAAGATGATTAGCAATAATATAACAGTGAAACATATTTATCAACTTTTTATGATATGAAAGGACAAGAAAATGGCAAAGGTAATGAAAGTAGAAAAGAGTAAGGCTGTGGCTTTGTTTGTGGCGATGGGCTTCAAGACTGCCGGAAAGTGGGATGCTGAAAAGCTGACCGAAAAGATTAACCTGATTGAGGATGCCCCAGAAAAGCCGCTGGAGGATGAGGCTTTGGATGGCCTTTTGGATGAAATCCTGGGGGCAGCGGGGGACATCGTGGTTGTGGACGACGAGGCCGAGGGTGACGAAGAGGAAGAGCCTGAGGCCGATGATGAGGATGAAAAGCCCAAAAAGGGCAAAAAGGACAAAAAGGCAAAGGCAACCAAAAAGCCTGTGAAGAAGAACCTGAACCGAATCCACGCCGTCACGGACATTTTGAGAAAGCTGAAGAAGAGTGGTGCTACAGCTGAGGACATCATCAAAGCAGCGGATGATGCCTATGTTGCAGATGGTGGCAACAGCAATCTGAAAGAAGCCGGATACAGCACTCACAGGGTCATTCAGGTAATGGAACGGCTTGGGATGGTGTCTGTGGAAGATGGTAAAGTCCGTCCGGTCAATCCTGTCTAAACAGCACAGCGGGGATTTTGATGAAACGATACCAAAGTGCAATTGGGGTAAGGGGTGATTGTTTATATTGCCCCTTGCCTTTGTCTATTGATACCTATTGGAATTGTGAACCTGATTGTTATCATTGTTATAGCCGCCGCCTTAATCGGATATGGGGGATGGATTTGCGGCCTGCTGACCCTGATGCTATCGCCCACAAATTACATAATGGATTGAAATGCAAAAATCCACGTAGTAGTTTGGCTTGGGCTTTATATCATAAGAAAACCTTGCGGGTGGGAAATCGTACAGACCCATATCAACCAGCTGAATTGAAACATCAAGTTACTCATCAGGTATTAAATATCTTGATTGATTTGAAATGGACGTTTGTTATTCAAACGCGATTTACAAATAATATGTCTAATGATGAAGAGGCCATACTCAAAGCAAAGGATAAACAACTCATTACTTTGCTGCCCATTATTAGTCCAGGGGGGGAGTGGGATAGGACTGTTTTGGAAAAAGGGGCAACACCATCAATTCATAGCCGATTACAAATCATCCGTCGATATATCAAAAAAGGTGTGCCTGTAGGTGTGGGGGGTGAACCTTTCATTCCTGGTTTGCATACGCCTAAAATGTTTGAAGATACTTTGAAGTCATTAAAATCAGTAGGGGTAAAAAGTTATAATACATATAATTTGCATTTCAACGACCATGTAGCCAAACAACTGGTTGGTATTGGATTAGATATTGAAAGGATTTGGCATTATAATCAGGACAAACAATGGCGTCCAATTTTGCATAGGTTGTGCGAAATGGCTGATAGGCTGGGGATAGTATTGGGTTGCCCGGACTTTGTCAACGTACCGTACAGTTATACAACAAAATCTAACACTTGCTGCGGTATATCGGTAACAAACCCCAGCCGATTTAACACAGACACTTGGCGAAGGTTGTTGATGGATGGGAAAAAACCAGGATGGGTGTTGAAAAAGACGTGGGAGGGGATTGGGAATAAGGAGATGGGATGGAAAATCTTGTTTGGCAAACCGTGTGAATTTTATACGATGAAAGATGCAGGGATTATATGAAAAGAAGAAAAGACCGGATATTACCAAAAGATAAATGGAAATTTGATGATGCTGTTGCTAATTGTTTTGATAATATGTTGGAACGTAGCATACCTCAATATGAAGTAATGAGGAAGGCGGTTGTTGATATTGCTTGTGAATTTCAATCGGATAATACTTGCATTATGGATTTGGGAACGTCTTTGGGGGGGAGTTTATCTCCTCTGATAGAAAAGTTTGGAAATAGAAATCATTATGTAGGGATGGAAATGTCTATTCCCATGATTGAAAAAGCGAATCGAAGATTTGAAAAAGAGGTAAAAGAGGGGTATGTAATAATAAAAGAACATGATTTAAGAAAAGGGGTGCCCCAATCCCCCACGTGCATTGCTATGTCTATATTGACAATTCAATTTACACCAATAGAATATCGTCCTCATATCATTAGTTCTGTTTTTGAAACACTAATATCTGGTGGGGTTTTCATTTTGGTAGAGAAGATATTGGGTCAGACAAGTCATATAGATAAGTTGATGACCAAATTGTACTATAATATGAAAGGCAAGGCTGGGTATTCTCAAAAACAGATAGAGAGAAAACGATTGAGTTTAGAAGGAGTGTTGGTGCCTGTGACGGCTAAGTGGAATGAAGAGCTTTTGTGTTGGGCTGGATTCAAAGAGGTGGAATGTTTCTGGCGATGGATGAACTTTGCGGGATGGGTGGGGATAAAAAGATGAAAGATTTATGGATATGTCAAAAATGGAAGATGAAAAATGTGGGGAGCACTTTGTCGGAAATTATCGAAGTGGGAGGAAAGAGGACTGTCTGGCATGAACATAGAATTAAACACCTAAGTGAAAATGTATGGTGTTTATATCAAGCACTTCAAATAGTGGGGGGTGTAAAATCAGTGATAGACCTTTGTGCTGGAATAGGATTGTGGGCGAAGGTGATAGAACAGGAAATAAAACCTTTGCGATTGACTTTGATAGATTTGGATTATGCTTGTTGTGAAAGATTGAAAACACAATTTCCAACAGCTGATGTTCTCTCAGATAATTATTGGAACATATCTTGTAGAGGTTATGATTTAGTTTGTATGGATGTTACTATTAGCACGGCTCATAGGATATTTGATAATAATCCTGATATTCCATTAATGAAAGTGTTGGGGGAAGGAGTTACTTGGATCATAATATCGGATTGTGCTGCCCCTAAATTACACCTCAACAAAAAATCTTATGAAAATGTACTTAAAGGTGAAATTGATTCTTATGAAGACTACATAAGATTATATTCAAAAAGACTTTTGAACAAAACAGGAAAATCCATTCATACCGTTTTTCTAAGTGGCGGTTCTAAACGTCCACATTCAAGTTACTTTTTAATCAAAAATGATGCGAGAGATTTTGAGATTAAAAGGGTAGAGAATGTTCCTGAATCTTCTTTTTATCGGGGGGATTTATTGAATGATTAAAATTGATACTCCCGTAGAAAGTCACTATATAAAGGGGAGGGAGATTTGGGTGAAAAGAGAAGATTTATGCACCCAAATCCCAGGCCCACCTTTTAGCAAATGTCGGGGATTGTATCCTCATATGAAAAGGTTGCGGGATGAAGAGAAAGTACATATAGTGGGTTATGTTGAAACACCCATATCAATGGCTGGATGGGGTGTGGCTTGGTGTGCTAAGGCTTTGGGAATGACTGCGGTAATATATGAACCCCAATATAAACATGGCGCACCAAAAATGTTGATTAAGCATAAACAACATTGGGAAAAGTTTGGAGTGATAATCGAACATATCCCAGCAGGCATGACTTGTATTAATCAACACATAGCCAAAAAACATTTGTTGAAAAAATACGGTGCCAAAACACATTTGTTACCCATAGGGATACCTTCAATAGAAACGGTGGAAGAAACAGCTGCCGAATGGCGGAGGACAATATACCAATATGGTAAATTTGAAAATGTTATCGTTCCTGTAGGCAGTGGTACCATTTGTGCAGGTGTATTAAAGGGGATGTTACCTGAAGATGGGTGTTTGACTGGAGTAATGGTTTATTCTAAAAACATTCCAAAAAAATTCAAATCCATTTGTAATAAAGCGGGCAAACAAAATCTTCCCTTGTTAGAAAACAATCTTAATTTTAGATTGATTGATCCTGGATGGAGTTATACAGAAATGGCAACCATACAAGCACCATTCCCTTGCCACCGATATTATGATTTGAAAGGCTGGCAGTGGTTATTAGAAATGTTGCCTACAATGAAAGATAGAGTGTTGTTTTGGAATATAGGCTCAGAAGGTCAATAAGCAATAATATCTTATACGGTTAAGTTAATAGGATTTTATTTTAATGAATTACTACGAGTTGAGAAAAGCTGTGGCTCAAGTCATCCCGCATAGTCACCGGATTACGGGGGAGAGGATGAGAGTACGGGCGGTGAAAGAAAAGGGACGCAAAAGTGGATATGCTGAGTACAAATTGTCTCAACAGGAGTGGGTAAAACAAGAGCGGTTGTTAAATGTAGATGAAGTGAGTAGTTTTATTGAAGTTAGTTGCAGGGCACAGGCTTGCCCAATGCCATTAAACATCGACATTTGGGATGGATTGATTTGTCCCTACAATTGTTGTTATTGTTTTGCTAATAGTTTTAGGGCATCTTTGTACACAGCATTTTTTGATAATAGCAAAACTATGGGTATGCGGCATTGTAACACTGCTAAGTACAAAAAGGATTTGGACAAACTATTCCTTCAATATCGTGGTAAAAATTCTCATGACATAAACAATCCTGTTGCTAAGGCTATAGCTATAGGAATACCTATACGATTTGGCATCCGGTTTGAGGATTTTTTGAAGCAAGAGGAGAAAAGCGGGGTGAGTTTGGAAATGTTGAAATACCTTGCTAAGTGCAAATATCCTTTGATGGTCAATACCAAGTCTGTATTGATAGGTCATGAAGAATATGTTCATGCATTAAGTCATAACAAAGGCAAAACGGCAGTACATATCACTTTAATAAGTAGTAACAATGGTTTGTTGAAGGCTTTAGAACCTGGGGCACCATCCTATGAGGATAGAATAGGGGCTATGAAAAATTTGGTGTCTGCTGGGGTGAGGGTAGTAGCCAGGATTGAACCGTGGATGCCTTTTGTGAATGACGACCCTGACCATACCGAAAAATATATGCAAGATTTGAAAGATATTGGGGTAAAACATTTGACCTTTGATACATACTCCTACAGCGCCAACAATCCAGGTATTGCCCAGGCTTTCCGAAATCTCAATATGGATTGGGATAGGATTTTCTCCATGGGTTGTGAAAGTCAAGGTTTTGGCAGCATCCTGTTAGGTTACTATATGAAATTGTGGCAAGACAAAGGATTTCATTGTTCAACTTTCGATATGGGTAATATGCCCACTAATTCTCAATCTATCTGTTGTGAAGTGGGGGATTTGTTTGAAACTACGGGTGGCTTTAATTACGGTTGTACTGTGATGGCTGCCAGATATATCATTGGTAAAAAAGGTTCATCGGTAAGTTGGGGGGAATTTTGTGCCCATGTAAATAAACATGGTGGATTTTTGTCCAAAGCCTTAAAAGATGAAGTATTATTGTTATGGGACTTTTTGGGTAAAGATGCTTATAGTCATGGTTGGAGTGCGGGGATGGAAATAGATGGGTGTGATGAAAATGGACATATGGTGTGGAAATATAATTCCGATTTAGATTTTCGTCAAGATTTGTTAAAAGGAGTAGGCATTGAGTTACAAAGCTAATAAACGCATTGAAGATATATTTGCTCATGCGGTAGCATTACAACAAAATGGACGTATGCGCAATACTATATATTGTAGAAAAAATTATATTTATATCTTGAATCAAGATGATACAATTTTGCTACGATTTTGTTTAAGGCTCAGTGAGGTAGTATTTGCTCATCCAGTATCTTTTTATGCTAATGATTATGATAGCAACAAGTTTTATGAAGAGGATGGAAAAATCCATTTTGTAATTGAAAATGAATTTCATCAAAGAATCAAACAATGTGGGACACCTAAGCGAAATCCCTTGCAGGTTCATAAATTATTTCAACAAATAAAACCGTTGATGGAAAATGCTGTGGATATAGGGGAATCTCTATTAGGATTTCTTGATGAGGATTTGACCCATATAGAATTTTCTGCTTCAAAAGGCAAACTCAAGATTGTCCAACGTAATATCTATACAGGTTCAATAATAACCATCCAGGAAAAAACAGGGCAAGAACAAGGATTGGTACAAATATCCCCCCATCTAAAAGATTTTGTCCCAATAGCTATTCGTACCAAAGATTTTTTAGCCTTGTTTAGTTTTGCCAATATTGTATCCTTTTGTTTTGGTGATCATTATATATGGGTAGAAAATAAAGACCATAAAATACCTTTTATGGGTATAATAGGATTATGTAGATATAATGAGTTGCAAGGATGAAAGATTTGTTGGGACAACCCATTTCTCTTAAATTGCGTGAGAGGTATGTTGAACCACCTTTCACAGTTTTATCCACTTACTCTTCCTTTTGGATAAATCGACGGCGACAATGGTTGCGTTTGGGCATTCAAAGTGAATTGGGACGGACAAGTTCTACATTTAGTGGAGGATTGCCTAATTTCATAACCAAAACCAAAAAATCAAAAAGTTTGAAACAACGTACTTCTATTTTTGATCCAGTTTTGTGTGAATTAATATATCAGTGGTTTTGTTTTGAAAATGGAAAAGTGTTGGACCCATTTGCGGGTGGAAGTGTGCGGGGGATTGTAGCGGGATATTTGGGTTATCCCTATGTTGGGATAGAATTGAGTGAACCCCAAGTAAAAGCTAATGAGAAACAGGCCCATCATATTCTATCATCAAACATAAAAACATATCCACAATGGATAGTGGGGGATGCTGAAACCGTTTTGCCCACATTAAAAGAAAAAGTATCACTAATTTTTTCCTGTCCACCTTATATGAATTTGGAAAAGTTTAGTAATCATCCAGAGGATTTGAGTAATATGGATGATGAGCATTTTATTGCTAAATATAACCGGATTATACAATATGCCTGCAAATTGTTAAAACCAAATGGTTTTGCTTGTTTTGTGGTGGGGGATTTGCGAGATAAAAAAGGATATTTCAAAGATTTCCCCATGATAACTAAGCAGGCTTTTTATGGGTGTGGTTTGAAATTGTACAATGAAGCTATTTTGTTAAACAGTTTGGGTAGTGCTGCTATACGGGCTAAGTGTCAGTTTGATAGAGGGAGAAAGTTGGTGAAGGTACATCAAACAGTTCTGGTTTTCAAAAAGGTAAAGGATTGATTATGGGTGGCAAAAGTCGCAAATCAGGCGGTATTAGTAAAACACTGGTTCAACGTCTATCCCGTGAACATCGACAAAATCAAAAGGTGAAAAAAGATGAACGAATATCTACAAGCAGTGGAAAAAGCCGGTCAAAACCCCAACTTTTGGATGAGTGAAGAATACATCCAAAAAGCTAATTTGGTTTGGGTATATGAAAATGAACTTTTAGGATATAAAATGAATCCAAAAGATGATGAATGGTTTTTTCCACCTATTGATAAAGATAGACAATTTGATTTGAAAAGGAACATTTTCTGCGGATTTGTTTTATCAGATTCAGATTGTGAGGAAGGTTCATTTTTGGATTTTCAATTTTTCTACAATCCCCCAGCATTTCTATCAATGCAAGGTAGTCATTGGGATGTGTTTCGTAAAAACATTCGCAAAATTCCCAAACGTACCAAAGGTGAATTAATATATAAACCAATTTGTGGAAAAAGTTATTCTCAAGAAATATCCCAACTGATAATTGAGTGGTCTGACAGAATGGGAGAAGTGCAAGACCATATAGTTTGTATCAAATATGCTTTGAGTGGATGCAATCGTTGGGGTTTGTTTTTGGAAAACCAATTGATAGGATTAAATGTTTGGGATGAAAATTTTAAGTATATCAATTTTCGTTATTGTATAGATAATGGGATGCCTTTTCTACAAGAATATCTCCGTTATCGTTTTTATCTTCGTATTATGCATATTCAAAAGTGGGTAAATGATGGTGGTGTTTTAGATAATGCTGGATTAAAACGGTTCAAAGAAAAACTGAACCCTATAACTATAGGAAAAGTTTGTCAATATAAAGGAAAGGATATGATTTATGCAAGTAGTACGTGAACAATTAAACAAAGAATTGAAAGCTGTTATGGCCGGATTATCCCCACAAGAAACAATTGAACAAAGTGATTGTTTTGTTTTTCAAGATGGTAAGGTGATAACATTTAACGATGAGATTGCTTGTCATTCACCTTGTTGCTTACCCATCACAGGGGCCATAAAAGCTACCAAGTTGTTGGGGATGATAGAACAATGGCCGGAAGATAATATCGAATTTGAAGTGGAAAAGGACAAACTCAAATTCCAAGGGAGAAATCGGCATGGTTATTTTGTTATGCAAAAACAAATTACTTTGCCTATTAAGGATATTGAAGTGGCGGGTAAATGGAATAAACTGCCTGAAGATTTTCTAACAGCCGTATCTCTAATAGAAAAGAGCGCCAGTCATGATGAAACCAAGTTGCAATTTACCTGTTTGCATTTATCCAGCCAATGGATAGAATCCAGTGATGGTTTTCAAGCTGGACGATATTCTATGAAGTTGCCTTTTTGTAAATCCCTTTTACTTCATAAAAAAATAGTCAGATGGTTAGGTGAAATAAATGCCAATCAAATGAATGAAACCTTACATTGGATTCATTTTCGCAACAGTGAAGAAAAGGATATGATAATCAGTTGTCGCAAACGGGACCAAGGTCAAAATTATCCCAGTGATGCATTGACGGATATATTCAAAACAAAAGGTACACCTATAAAACTACCCAAAAACTTGAAAAATCTGACAAACCGTCTTAAAGTATTTTTGGATGAGGCGAATGTAATTCAATCATCTTTGATTATTCAATTGAACAAAAACCGCATATATATTACAGGTAGTGGAACGTATGGTGCTCAAACGGAGAGAGCTAAAATTTGTTATGATGGAAAGCCCTTCAAATTTAATATCAATCCTGAATTATTACAGGAATTTAGTACACAACATGATGAATGTATGATTTCTGACAAAAATATAAAAATACGAAAAGGGAATTATCAATTTGTATCTTGTTTGTGGCTGACTGAATGATGCACGGTTTTCTTCTCAATACTAATACAGATAACCGAATAGGTTTGGCTCATAATCCACAATGTGGTAGTTGTGGTTTGGCCCGCAAGTGCAAATCCCCTAAGATGAAATATACTGGTAAGGGGGAGAGGAAAATACTCATTGTGGGGGAGGCTCCTGGGGTGGAAGAAGATAAAGTCAATGAACAATTTGTGGGTAAGGCTGGCAAACGATTGAAGCAAGAGTTGAAAAGGCAGGGTGTAGATTTATTTAGGGATTGTTGGAAAACCAACGCCATACGTTGCCGCCCACCAGAAAACAAAAAGCCCGATAACAAGCAAATTGCCTATTGTCGGCCAGCTTTGTTTTCCGAAATAGAACAACTCAAGCCTATTTCTATCTTGTTATTTGGTAATGTGGCGGCTAAGTCTGTGCTTGGTCATTTGTGGGATAATAGTGAAGGTTATGAAATGTCCACTTGGACAGATTGGTTGATACCTAATCGCAAACCCAATAGTTGGATTAGTGTTCACTATCATCCATCGTATTTAGAGCGACAGGGGGATGGTTTGTTGGATTTATTGTTTCAGCGGCATTTGAAACGGGCGTTGAAAAAGACAGAACGCCCGTGGGATAAAATCCCTAATTATGAAAATGATATTGATATATTATATACACCCAAAACAATTATCCCTTGCATTCAGGGATTGATAAATTGGGGGGAACCAATTGCTTTTGATTATGAAACCAATTGTCTCAAACCAGAATATGAGGGGGCAGAAATTGTTAGTTGTTCTATTTGTTGGGGGGAAGATGGGGAAGATAAGGTAATAGCCTTCCCCTGGATGAAAGAAATCCTAAAAGCAATGGATTTGTTGCTCAAAAGTCCTGTCCCAAAAATAGCCAGCAATATGAAATTTGAGGAGCGGTGGACAAAATATGTATTTGGACATCCTGTAAAGAATTGGGCGTGGGATACAATGCTGGCTGCCCATACTTTGAATAATAATGGCGGTGTAACTGGTTTGAAATTCCAAGCATTTACCCGTTTGGGTCAACCCCCATATGATAAACACATTGAATCTTATTTGAAACCTGCCCGCAAGCAATACTTGAATAGAATACGAGAAATACCATTGAAGGATTTGCTCTTGTATAATGGGATGGATTCATTATGTGAGTACCTTGTAATGCAAAAACAAAAGAAAATCGTAATGAAAGGACACAATCCTTGAAGGTATTAAAAGTTCAAGATTGTGAAGTGTTATTAGATGATTATGATTGGTTACGATTATGTCGAATCAAATGGAAAATCCGAACACCCAAAGATGGGGCTAAGTATATTTGTTGTAACAAATGGGTTACTTTACAAGATGGTTGTAGGGCAAAAAAAACTATCTATCTACACCGAGCTATTTCTTGTCCGCCGTATGGATTAGATTTGCCACCTGATATTGAAGTACATCATAAAAATAGTAATCCCTTGGATAATCAACAATGTAATTTGGAACGGTTAAATCGAGTTGCTCATGGTAAAATGACACGGAATAATCATCAATGATAAAAGCCACCACACAAGATGCTTATAGATTGCTTCATGAAGGCTTATTAGTTATGGCTGAAATGGAGGCGAACGGAATCTGTGTAGATGTAGATTATATAAAACGGACACAAAGAAAAATAGATGTTCGTATTAAGTATCTTACTGAACAGTTGCAAGAAGATAAGATATACAGGGTATGGAAAAAGACATTTGGTTGGAAGACGAAACTTGGCAGCCGAGCGCAATTAGCTAATGTATTGTTTGATAAAATGGGAATACGTTCGGAGAGACAAACTAATACACGACAGGCGGCTGATGCAGAGGCTTTAGAGGGATTGAACATACCATTTGTTAAACAATATCTACATATCGAAAAGTTGAAGAAAGCCCGCAGTACATATCTTGCTAATATCCTGTATGAAACGGTAAATGGATTTATTCATCCCAATTTTAATTTGCATATTGCAAGAACTTTTAGAGGTTCATCTGACCATCCCAATTTTCAGAATATACCTATGCGGGATGTTCTCATCAAAAAGTTAATAAGACGTAGTTTTATTGCTCGGCCAGGACATTGCTTGGTTGACTTGGACTTCAAGGGCAGTGAAGTCAACGCAGCCAGTTGGTATCATAAAGACCCAGTGATGCTAAAATATATTGCTACTAATCCAGGCAAGATGCATTTTGATGCCGCTAAACAAATCTACAAGTTGCCCAGCAAATTGATGACGCCAGAAATACGATATTGTGCAAAGAATAAGTTTGTATTCCCTCAATTTTATGGTGATTGGTGGTTAAGTTGTGCACACAATTTATGGAATGCTATTGATAGGATGAAATTGAAAACCGCTAATGGCATCCCATTGAAAGAATGGCTTGAAAGAAAGGGCATAGTATGTTTGGGGACAGGTGATACAAAAAATATAAATCCTAAATCTTTTGAAGCCCATTTGAAGGAGGTAGAATATGACTTTTGGCATAATCGTTTTGCTGTATATCAAGAATGGAAAGAAGAGTGGTGGGAACAATATCAAGAACGTGGGTGGTTTCAAATGTTATCGGGTTTTAGGGTGTCGGGATATTTGAATCGTAAAGAGGTCATCAATTATCCAGTACAAGGTACAGCATTTCATGCTTTGCTTTGGTGTCTCATTCGTATTAGCCAATTGTTAAAAAAGTATAATATGAAAACAAAACTGGTTGGGCAAATCCATGATGATGCTGTGAGTGATGTACCGGAAAAGGAGTTAAGCAATTATATAGAAATAGCATTAGATGTAATTATGGTACAGTTGAAAAAACATTGGCATTGGATAATCACGCCCATGCAAGTGGAGATTGAGACAACTGAAATAGGTGGTTCGTGGTATGGTAAAAAGGAATACAAAATTACCAATTAATCAAATCATCTGCGGTGATTGTAGAGAAATCATCAAGGATTGGCCAGATGGATGTATTGACTTAATCCTTACTGACCCACCGTATGGTATTGATTATGCAAAGATTCAAGGGACAAGGCCCAATGAGAAAAAGAGAAAAGTGTTTGAAGGTGATAAAATTCCAATAGATATGACCTTTTTGTTTAATCGGCCCGAACCTAAAATCATTTTTGGTGCAAACAACTTTTGGAAACAAATACCTACACGTGGTCGATGGTTATGTTGGGACAAAAGAACAAAAATAAGTGCTGATAAGACTCTGGGCTCGCCATTTGAATTAGCTTGGATAAATCGAGAACACGGTTATAATAGAATCTATCGTGTGATGCATGGAGGTGTTATTAATAATGACCAGTATTATGGCGAAAGAAAAAGATGGCATCCAACACAAAAGCCCATCAATTTAATGAGATTGATATTGGAAGATTTTAGCAAACCCAACGACATAATCCTTGACCCATTTTGTGGTAGTGGTACTACCTGTATAGCCGCCGCCTTAATAGGCCGTCGATACATTGGTATTGATATTGATGAACAGTATTGTGAAATAAGTAGGAAAAGAATTAAACGAATAACAAGTGGGATGTTAATATGAGTTGGTGGATTAGTCTAAGAGATTCTCAAGGTGATTATCTGGAAACAGATACTATTTGTTGCGAAGGTGGTACGCAAGTTGTAGGTGGTACGAGTGAAGCAGTATTGAATGTTACCTACAACTATGGCAAACATTTTTGCTTTCCAAAACTTCAAGGATTGACAGCCATAGAAGCCAAACCCATTTTATCTGAAGCAATTAAACAACTTAAAGATGACACCGATGAAGATTATTGGAAAGCTACGGAAGGCAATGCCAAGCGAGCTATACAAACTCTGTTGGATTTTTGCGAATTTGCTATCCGTACCAACCGGACAGATGCAAAGTTTGTAGTGAACTAAAAGGAGATGATGCAATGATGGAATTGTACCGTAAATATCGCCCGACACGTTTGAAGGATGTTTTGGGACAACCTGAAGCTGTAAACATTCTTCGCAAGAAAATCAAAAGTGAATCCGTACCCCACGCCATCTTATTTCATGGCCCCCCAGGTACGGGCAAAACCACCTTAGCACGTATAATAGCTAAGCACGTTAAGTGTAGTGATTATGATTTGCAAGAAAAGAATACTGCCGATTATAGGGGGATTGATAGTATTAGGGAAATCCGCAATAGTGTAAATCAAGCACCTATGAGTGGTGAATCCCGCGTATGGATATTAGATGAAGTACATAAGGCTACTAATGATGCCCAAAATGCAATGCTCAAATTATTAGAAGAGCCACCTGACCATGTTTATTTTATCTTGTGCACTACTGACCCCCAAAAACTACTTTCAACCATCCTACAGCGGTGTACTGTTATCCGTTTGTTACCCATCCCGTTTGAAGATATTAGGGATATAGTAAAGAATGTTTGTCATCAAGAAAATATCAAATTATCGAAAAAGGTTTTTGAGCGGCTGATAGAATATGCGGAAGGTTCTGCCCGTGAAGCCCTACAAATCCTGGACAAAATATATCAATTGGAAGATGAACGGGAACAATTAGATGCTATTGAAAAAGCATCTGTCAAAACTCAAGCTATCACTATTGCCAGGATGTTGTTGAATACAAAAACAAAATGGAAACAAATATCCCCTATTTTGAAAGAATTAGAAAATGAGGATGCTGAACAAATCCGATATATGATATTGGGTTATGGACGGGCAGTTTTGTTAAGTAAAGATACCCCACGGGCATTCAGAATGATTGAATCATTCCGTGATAATTTTTATGATAGCAAATTTAGTGGTGTGGTGGCAGCTTGTTATGAGGTGATTCAAGGTGGATAAATTAACGGGTTGTTAGAAAACAATGGGCAATAATATAGTAAAAGGAAAGGTTTATTTTTTATGAATAAAAGTGAACAAAAAGAATTTGAAGGTTTGTTAGATATTGATAAGACACGATTGGATGAGGAATGTGAAAGACAACCATATCTTGTTTGGGAATATGGCCGTATGTCAGCTAAGGCTCTGCGGGATGTAGATGATGCTTTGTCTAATCTCAAATTGGTTGAAGCTGATGTAGATGCGGCTGTAAGGGATGCCCCTGCTAAATTTGGGCTGGACAAGATAAATGAAACTGCTATCAAACGTGCTATTTTACGCAGCGAGGAGTTTCAGGAGGCTCAAGAACAATTGAATAAGGCAAAATACCGAGTGAATGTTCTTGAAGCAGCTAATAGGTCATTGGATCATCGTAGAACATCCTTAACAATGTTGGACAAACAAGATGAACGTGGTTACTTTGCCCGCCCCACACAAAAGGTACGGACAGATACCGGCAAATCACCTCATCGCAAAACTTTGAAAAAGCAATAATATGAACAACCCAGTAAATGATATTATTACTTTTGGAATAATTGTAGTAGTATTACCTATTTTGACTTATTTCATAGTCAAATTTGGTGCGGCAGGTTATTATAGTGCTAAGCGTATATGGGATAAATCATCCCAAAATGATAGTAAAGATGAACAAGATGAAATAAAGGAGTAGTAGTATGAGCAGACAAAGTAAGAAACGTGAAAAGAGAAGTGTGGCCGGAGCAACGGCTAAAAGGAGGGAGAAGGCTGGACAGGGATTTTCTGATATGTTCAACTTTCCCAAAGGGACGGAAACCTTTGGTATAGATTCCTCCGGTGTCAAACGTATCGACATTGTGCCTTACGTGGTAGGCAAAGGCAACCCCAATGCGGAAGATGGGGCTTTTTATTGGGAGAGGACGTTCTTTGCTCATCGTGGCATCGGGGTGAACAACGATTGGGTTGTGTGTCCTGCCCGCACGGTTAAAAAGCCTTGTCCAATTTGTGAGTTGGCTGCCAAGATGCAAAAGGATGCTGATGCTGATGAGGATGCAGTCAAAGCTCTCTCCCCCAGCAAACGCATGCTTGTAAATGTACGCGACCTCAAGAAAGACCCTGACAAAGTAAAAGTCTGGCATGTATCTCATTGGTACTTTGGCAAGGCTCTTGATGAAGCACTCGCATCGGCGTATGAAGACCACGAAGACAACATGGACAATTTCTGCGACCCTGAAGGTGGTCATTATCTCAAGTGTATGGCTGAGACTGGTTGGGAGGGGCAAGGTTATCAAATTGCCCGTGTGGACTTCGTTCCGCGTAAAGAGGATTTGACTGATGAAATCCTTGAAAAAGCAGTATGCCTCGATGACGCACTCAATATCAAGAGCTATGAGGAAATAAAAGAAATGCTTTATGCGGGGGAAGATGAAGATGAAAAGCCGGCAAAAAAGTCCAAATCTAAATCGGACGATGATGATGAGGACGATGAGGATGAGGATGAAAAGCCGGCAAAAAAGTACAAATCTAAATACAAATCA